TCCAATTCCCTCTGATGCACCTAGAGCTCCAAGTCCGAAAGCAGTGATTTTATTTTCTCCCCAATCAGCACCATTTACATCAACTACTTTTGGCATTGGTAACAAAACAGCTCCTTGAGGTTTGCTACCTTTTACACTGTCACCAGCCACGTTTACATCTTGATTTGCAGGGCCCTGATTTGGTTTACTTTGATTTATATTTGGTCTGACATATTCCCACTTTTGTATCTTTAGATGATCTTGACTTGGATCTATGTCAAAAGGATACGCATATAATGATTTATCAGTCCCTGCAACGTTTCTATTACCTTTATAATTAGAGCCACCTTGATATTGCAACGACGAATTAGAATAAATTGGATTTTTTGGAAGAGCGGGATCTATCGATTGTGCATTATTTTTTTTCTTATTTTTTTTGTTATAAAAATCATTAAGTTCGGAAGATGTAGCTTGAGTTGCTGTGTCTTCATATCCGTTTTTATTTGATCCGTATTTTGCAATATTATATGCGTTTAAAGCTTCATCTGTGATCGCAATATTACCAAACTCACTTGTATTTGGATTTAAATAACTATTATCAAAATCACCTTCATCATCTGCTTTTTGTATGCCCACTAATTTACTGTCACTGTCAAAATCAAAGGAATATTTTGATCCTTCTATTTCATATGATTTACTTTTCTTTGACATTAGTTTGTGTTGTAAATTCTGTTTCTTGGAACGGGCATTCCTCTCATATCAATAAATTTTTCAGTCGGTAATTGCGCTACATCCGACCACTCACTGTTAGGAATGCGATATGGTTGACCTCTGACACCAGTGTATAGGTATTTATGTAGAGTTCTTCGGGGAACTGCAACCGCACCTTGAGCAGAGTTATTTAGTAAGCTAATTGCAAGTTCTTCTCTTTGACTCAATTGAACATAATGAAGATTACAACCTAAAAATCCACCTGTGGTCATTTCAATCACATATGATAATGGATATTGATCATAATATGGTTGTTTCGTTTGTGCTTGATATGTAAAAAAATATAGTTCGCCAGAAGCAAATCCACCAGTATCAGCATAGTCATCATTAAAATTTGTTGAACCAAGTTCCTCAATTAGTTGACTACGAAAATAATCCTCATTGACTTGACCACCAACTTTATCTAATATGTTTTGAAGAATGCTCATCGGATTCCTAATTCTTTTTCAGTCATAATCTTAAATTCTAATTTACGATCTGCACAAAACTCTCTCGCTGCTTTCCACTTTGCTTGATTCTTAACGTAGGTTATTGACTCATTTATCATTGTCTTTCTCGATTTACCTTTTGTTGCCTTTGGTTCAAGTGTTTCTCTCATTGGTTTCACTTCAATCACGGATCTGCGAATATTATTATCTTTATCCTTATATTTAATAAAAAAATCAGGAAAATATCTACGAACACGGTTTGTTGTTGGATCTAGATAGGGAATCCAGAATTCTTCAGACGCCCATTCAAGAATATTTTCATTTAGATCGCAATAATTCATGAATTTTCTTTCCCACAAAGACCTATAAATAATATTAGATTGATCACCCTTATATTTTTTGGGGTTAGAAGGCCTATATATCCCTTTATAGCTCATATATAATAATAACAACACAAATTTATTTATCGTGGCAAGTAAAAGTATATTTCCAAGAAGATCTGACATATTTAAACCAAATATGAAGGACGTTAGAGACACCATTGCAAGGCCTTCTCTTGATACTTTTTATCAGGTCACATTTTCTTTTGGTAAAGCTAATATATGGTTAGGAAGTAATGGTTTTCGACAATTTTCTGGCAGTTCAGTGCCTCTTCCAGAAGATAGAAGATCACAAGGTAGAAATTATAAGGATAAAATGTCAATATTATGTACTGAAGCAGAAATTCCAGGCACATCTTTTCAAACAAGTCTCGCTGTAGGTCATCATCAGGGTATCCAAGAAGAGTTTCCAAATCTTAGAAGTTTTCCACCTCTTAACTTAACATTTTATCTTGATGCTGATATGGTGGTTTTAGAAGTTCTAGAGAAGTGGATGACATACATCAATCCCATCTCAGAAAAAAGAAATCTAAATGCTTACGGAAGATTTAATTATCCAGAGGATTATAAGGAGATTATTCATCTCACTAAATTTGAGAGAGACACTTTTGGAAAGCCTAAAGAATACCAATCTAGATTAACTACATATGAATTCGTGAATGTGTGGCCTACTAATTTAACTTCAATGAGAGTTGCCTATGGTGACTCAAATGTGTTAAGATGTAGTGTGCAACTTGCCTATGATAGATTTTTTGCAGATTTTGGCTACAATGATACTCATCAGGTTCCGATAAACGGTGAGTTTTTACCATCTAATCCAAAATTAAAGACTCAATCATCAAAGGATTCACCACAACAACAAGAAAGAAGAGGTGGTCAAGGTGGATTAGCATTAGGAACTACAACTAACAGACAAGGTGGTCTCTACTAAATAAATTACTGAATAAAATATTATGCCATTACCAACCATTGAAACTCCTACATATGAGTTGAAATTGCCATCATCTAATAAAAAAATTAAATACAGACCTTTTCTTGTTAAAGAGGAGAAGATTTTAATTTTAGCATTAGAATCAAAAAATCAAGATGAAATCACCAACGCTGTAACAGATGTATTGAAGAAATGCATTTTGACTAGGGGAGTTGATGTTGATAGTCTTCCTACCTTTGATATTGAATATGTGTTCTTAAATATTCGTGCAAAGTCTATCGGTGAAGATATTAAGATGACAGTCACTTGTGCTGATGATGGAGAGACAACAGTTCCAGTTACAATATATGTGGATGAGATTAAGGTTATCAAACCAAAGGGACATACAACTGATGTTGTTATTGATGATAAAATGACCATGAGAATGAAATATCCATCACTTAATCAATTCGTTGAAAATAATTTTGATTTGGAAGATGACCCAGAAATCATGGTTGATAAAACTTTGAAAGTTGTTGCTGATTGTATGGACACAGTTTATACAGAGGAGGATGCATGGGAAGCCAAAGATTACACACCAGATGAGAGAGTTAAGTTTATTGAACAATTAAATTCAAAACAATATAAAAAAGTTGAGAATTTTTTCGCAACAATGCCTAAATTATCACATACCATCGAGGTCATAAATCCAAATACAAAAGAAAAGAATAGTGTCGTTTTGGAGGGTCTAGCCGATTTTTTCGGTTGAGTATTGCACGAGAGGATCTTGAATCCTATTACCGTATCAATTTCGCTCTCATGCAATACCATAAATATAGCTTGACGGAACTTGAAAATATGATGCCTTGGGAGAGAGACATTTACATCACTCTTCTTCAAGATTATATTGAAAAGGAAAATCTAAAAAGACAACAACAAGAAGGCGTCCAAAAGTATGGATGAAGAGGAATTAGAACAACCTAGAAAAAAAATTACTATAAGTAATTTCTTTGAGTCAATTCAATCAATTGACAAGGTGGCTAATCGTGCTTTGAAAAAAACTAAGTCTAATTTAGGAATAATTAGTAAAAATAAATCATTGATCGAAGCTCTGTCGAAAAGTTTTGATACTATAAAAACAGAGATAAAAGAAATTAAAACAGAAGTAAAGGAATATATTACGATTGAAAAAGATTTAGATAAGGATAAATTATTCGCTCAAGAAGATCAAGAACAAAAGATAAAAAGATTAGAACGACTTCAAGGAATAGAAGGTGATAAGGTAGATCCAGCAGACGATGCTGCTGGCACAACAGATGATAGTGATTTTCAAAAACAAGCATCAGATACAGTTAAAAAAGCTCTTCAAAATCCAGATGTTGTATCCATCTTAACTGGACTCATTGGATTAAGTGTTGCTGGTCTCATGGGTGCTGGTGAGGAAGCTGTTGAAGATGTTAAAAAAAGAACATTTAGTGAAAAAACTGGTGGAATTCTTGATTCTTTGTCTGGTAGTCTCACTGATTTTGACAGAAGAGGTGGAAAACCAGTTGGAGTGAGTGGTGCTGCCACAGGTATAATAGATTTCTTCACTGCTAATATGTTTGACCTTGACAAAAGAGGAGGACTTTTTGAATCTAAAGAATCATTTGAAAGAAGAGAGAAAATAAATGAAAAAATAAAAGAAGAAAAAAAGAATAGACCTAAGAAAGGATTGATGAGACTTTTACCATTTAAATTTGGAACTGAGATTGGAGGTGTGGATGGCCCTGACGGTATAGATCGAATTCCAGCAATGTTAACAAAAGGTGAGACTGTTCTTTCAAAAGATGAATCGGAAAATTTGAAAGAAATGGGAGTATTCAATGTTGATAAA